ACTAACATTAGATTTATTCCCCGATGGTGTAACCTCTGTAGATCCCAATGATAAATTTTTTATAATTTTAAAAACAATAGAAAATCAAAGCTCAATAACTAGTAATCATATAACTAAATTAAATGCGGAATCTGATACTGAATCGTTACCCTTTATTAAAAAAGAACTAGAGATATTATCCATAGACGCAACTGAAAAAACTATCACATTCAATGATCCTAACAATAATGTAGGTAACGCTATTCAAGTCAATACTGTATGGGTGTATGAAAAGGCTTCACAAACAGAAACTCAGGATTATCGTATTATTTCTATAAGTGAGCAGGAAAATATTTATTCTATCAGTGCTGTAATTTACGATGCTAGTAAATACTCTGTTATAGAGACTGGTGACTCAGAAGAATTTGAATCCAACCAAGTTTTAACAACACTTGTACCGCCTGATAACTTACAGGCAGAAGAATCTATAATTGTTGAAAATAATAATGCTGTTAATCGTCTTACAGTTTCATGGTCTTACGCTAAGGGTGTCTCAAACTATCTTGTAACATTAACTAATAGCTCTGGAGCACAAGAAGATGAAACTACAGTTTTTGTAAATCAATATGAAAAAGTAGATTTATTAAATGGTCGATACACAATAAGAGTACAAAGTAAGAATTTTATTGGCATTACAGATCAAAATTTTAATGAAATAACATTTGATGTCAAGAAGAGTCAGGGTAGACCTGCAACTCCGCAAAATCTTTCTCTTAATATTGTCAACGATCAGGAAGTAAACTTACTATTTAATAAATCAACTGATTTAGATGTTTTCTTCGGTGGAAATGTACAGATAGATCATTTATCAAATACTACTGCCCCAAGTAATATTAGAAATACAATAGGCAATATTGGTACGTTTGATGGTAATACAGATAGTGTTATTGTTGCTAATTTACCAGGAATATATGTAGTTAAGTTTGAAGATAATTCAACTAACTTATCTGCTATTTCAACAATAGTAAATTCAGATTTTTCATCAGAAGGAGAACGTCAGCTTAAGTCTGTTGATGAAGCAGATTTAAGTAATACTCCTTTTAATGGAACTAAAACCAATTGTCAATACGACTCTTCTAAGTCAGCATTGATATTAACAGATCCTACAGAGCAAAATTCTGGTGTTTATACTTTTGCAAGTACATTGGATTTGGGTGCAAACACAAATGTGACTATTGAAAGGATTTTACAGGCTACAGGTTACTACCCTGGTGGTGGTGTAAACTTTTCTGAAAGATCGCAGAGAAGCAGCTTAAATGTTAGTCAATGGGCAAGTTTTTCAGGTTTGATTGCTGTAGATGGAAATGTAGAATTACTGGTTCAGACTACGGAGGGTGATCCTGCCTCTGCTAATTTTGACAACATACCTTTTTTACCTGTAAAAAAATCTGTGTTTAAAGGTAGAGGATTTAAGTTTACTTTGCAGTTCAGCGTCACAGATAACTCTCAGAATATAGCAATTGAAAAGTTAGGATTTAAGATGTCATTAAAATCAAGAACAGAAATAAACTCTAGTCCTATTTCTAATGTTGATGTTGACAGTGGGAATCCAGCAAGTAAGACTGTTACTTTTGACAAAGCGTTTTATAGTGGTAGTTCTAATACTGACATAACAGATCACGCACCAAGAGTAACAGTTACTATTCAACCAGACTCAAATGGTGCATTACAAAATAATGAGACTGTTAAAATAACAAATGTAAAATCAAATCAATTTACTGTTGATATAAAGGACTCTGGCGGTAATTTTGTTACAAGAAATTTTAATTACAGTGCGGTTGGTTTTGGAACGATTAGTAGTTAAAATAATAAAAAAACTGATATGTCACAAAACGATTTTGAAATTGATGATGGTACAGGGGAAGTAGTTCTTAATGACATCAACAGTGCTTTGCAAGCATTAGCTTCAAATAGTAAAGGACAAGATGCTCCGTCAACAAGTTATCCCAGTCAATTTTTTGCTAATGAGAGTTCAGGTAAATTAAGTTATCGTGATGGTTCAAATCCAAGCACTTATTATAATCTAGCCAATCTTGATGGTGGACTTTTTGTAGATCAAACTAGCACCTTTAATGGTGATGTAATTTTTAATCCACAAAATACTGGAGATCATGATATAGTTTTTGATGCTAGTCATAATAGTGGAAAAGGAAAGTTACATTTCAAAGGTGAAGCTAGGATAGCAGTTGGTACTAATGATGACCTAAAGATTACTACTATACCTTCTGTAAGTGTTATAAGTTCAGAAACTAAAACTTTGTTGTTATCAGGAAAAGCTGCAGTAGGGTCTCAAGCCATTTTAATAAAGACTTTGAGAGGAGATAATTCTGGTATTCTTGATAATGCATATATAGCTTATGAAGATGGTAAGCAAGAATTATATTTTGATAATGTTCCTAAATTTCAAACTAGTGCGGATGGAATAGAGGTCATAGGTAGTATTTTGCCAACGACCGATAACGATAAACCACTTGGATCATCGTCAAAAAGATTTTCAACATTACACTCTGGAGCGTTAAATACAGGTGATATTAATATGAGCAACCTAAATGACAATGGTAACGAAGTTGATGGAAGTAAAGGTAGTTGGTCAATTCAAGAAGGGTCAGATGATCTATTCTTAATAAATAGAATGAATGGTAAAAAATATAAATTTAATCTTACAGAAGTTACATAAGCTATTCTGTATATAGTTATAGAAAATGTATGTCAATTTCGCCAGGGACTTACAACTTTACGATTCAAAGGAGATCGGATCATAAATTTCAAGTGGTTTTTAAAGACTCAAATGATAGTCCTATAAATTTAACAGGATTTACTGTAGAAGCACAAGTATGGGAAGAGACTCGTACTACAAAATATGCTGATTTTTCTGTTGCTTACACAGACAGAACAAATGGAAAAGTTGATCTTTCATTAACAGATGAACAAACTGCAACATTTGGTATTCAAAAATTAAGATATGATGTATTAGTAACTGATTCTTTAGGAATCAAAGAATATTATCTTGAGGGAGATATCACTATGAGTGAGGGCTACACATCATGACTTCAGTAAATATAACTACAACTAAGAATTTAGTTACCGTAAATGAAGGCGAGACAACAATCGTTACTGTAGCAACTCAAGGGCCAGCAGGCCCAGCCTTGCCTGATGGTAATAAAGGTGATATCACCGTTAGCAATAATGGCGATACTATTGTTATTAATTCTGATGTCGTCACCTACGACAAGATACAGGATTTAACTACAGCCAACAGAGTTTTAGGTGGTTCTGCTG